AAGTTATGTCTAAATTTCTTGTTAATTTGATTATTAAATTTGGTAGAAGTGAATCTCTACGCAAAGCTTGTTTGTCGCTTTTGAAAGATTTGGCGGCAAAATCAGATAATGATGTAGACGATGCCATAGTCAAAATGATTGAGGAAAAATTGTTTCCAGTCAAATGAAAGATATTATCAAGGCTTTAACATCTACCTACAGCCTTGAAGGTGAGTTTGAGGTGCAAAAGTCTATACAATTCATAAATAACTTAAAAGATATTGAACTGCTTAAGCCTTATTCAATAAAGCTATTACAGACAAATGCAAAGCAAGCCCATTTTGTAAGCACTTCACTTGATCTTATAGCTACACAACAGGCATATATTTATAAACTAGAAAAACGACTAAGCAAGAAAAAAGCGACCCTGTGGGATCGCATAAGATACGTTTTGTTTAATAAAAAGTCAAGGAACTAAATCTTTTTCTGTAATATCAAACCATGTTGCAGACTCAATGACCTTTCCAGTTTCGTGATCTGTTCTTGTTGTTTCACAAAACTCATAAGTTCTTTCAGATTCTGGGTGATAAAAAATCTGACCTACATAAGGATTGTTTGGAAAAGTTACTAAGTACATAATCAAAAAGGTAAATCTTCTGGAAGTTCACGTTGGTTTGCTTTGACGTTTACAGTCCTCTCAGAGGCTGGTTTAGGGTTCATGGGTGCAATCTTGCCTGAGTTACCCCAGAGGCCACCCCAAAGCGAAAAGCCAGCAATTTCATCATAATCTGACTTGCTTTTATAGACACGAATTGTTGTGCCTTCCATTCTTGCAGTTTCAGCAGCTTGTTTAAACCAGTTTGCTGCTTTTTCTGCTTCTTCACAAGAAAAATCCATAATTACGTTTCTTTCTGGTGCGTTTTCTCTATCGCTGTTGTTGTCAACGATTCTTAGTTTTGCGTTAAATGCTGTGTTAGCCATAATAATTAAAAGGGTTCAATGGGTGTAATGCCGTTTGCTTCTTCCCAAGCAAGCACCTTATGTAGTTCATAACGTACTCTGGGATCTCCGAAAATGGC